AAATACAATGGGAGGAATTGTAACTACATCTGCACCATAGAGGAAAGATTGTTCCACTTGCCTCACATCACGAAGAGATGCTGCAAGAATTTCGGTTTGGGAAAATGAATGATCAAATACCTTACGAATATTTTTGATAAGTTCAATTCCATCCACAGAATTATCCATCCAACGACCTACGAATGGTGAGATGAATGTTGCTCCTGCTTTTGATGCAAGGATTGCTTGTGCAACTGAGAATACCAAAGTTACATTTGTTTTAATTCCTTTATCAGAAAGAAACTTACATGCCTTAAGTCCTTCTACAGTACAAGGAACTTTAATTGTAATTGCAGGTGCAATTGAGTAATATTTTTGTGCTTGTGAAAGCATTTCTTCCGCAGTATCTGCGACCACTTCTGCAGAGATACTTTGTAAGTTTGGAAAATCTGTTGAAATCTCCTGAATAACTTCCGAAAGTTGTCTTCCGCTCTTAAGAATTAATGATGGATTTGTAGTGACACCATCTAATAATCCTGTCTCATACGCTGGTTTAATTAATGAAACATCAGCAGTATCTAAAAAAATCTTCATTCAATATCTCCTATTGTGGATAAGCGTGATTCAATCCCCAAATAACAAAAAAACCAATGACTCCAAAAATAGTCATCGTTGTATATATGAGTTTAACCATCTTCCTCATCCTCATAAGTAGATGGTTCTTCAAAAAGTTCTTCCATTTTTTGTTGAAGAACTCTTTGATTTAATTTTTGCAAATCTTCTTCTGTAATTGTTACCATTAGTTCAAAGTAATTTTAAGAAATGGAAGTAAAGGTGGAATTACACCAATAAGTCTTAAAAGTCCCTCAGCAAATAAAGAAAGAACCACCCAACCGACGCACATACTAATGATAGAAGCATTACGGTTGTGTCTTCTGATAGCATCATCAATCATCTCCTGAACTTCAGAACGTGTAATAAACTCTTCATGTTCGTGCATCATATCTTGTCCCCAAGAAACTTTGCGAGAGGATCTTTTTTGGTTTTAGCAATTTCACATGCTCTATAATAAAACATGTTATTGGTGTTTCCAGAGGCTTCAAAAGTTGCCTTGATCTTCACCCAGTTTTCATAGGTATGCTGGTCCATATTAATGTCCCATATTACTACTATATAATAATTTAAAATAATTCAACGTCAATATTTTGTGTTCATTACGTAACACTGTTGAAGAAATTGTTAAATTTGTAACTTATCTTAAAGGAAGATCAGGGATTCGAACCCTGGAACGCTACTAACGTTAATAGTTTTCAAGACTATCGCCATCAACCACTCGGCCAATCTTCCAATGTTAAAGGTTCAACGAACCTCAAAATCTAAACGCTTTACTTTGCGTTGGCGCCTAGCCTCTTGCCAGGCAATATCATCATTTGTAAGAATTCCTTTTTTTGTTTTATTACCTAATGAGTTTAGCATAACAATCTTAGATAAGTCAACAGCAGATATGACTCCTCCACGAATTGTAGTCATATTTGAACATCCACAAGTCACAGTTTTTACTGGATGACCTTCAATTTCTCTATTACAAACTTTACATCGAACATTTAAATTTTCCATTATCCCATAATGTTTTAGTTGTTTTATTTAGTCACCATTCCCATCACCAGATCCATCCCCACCATTTCCTCCAGCACTAGATGAAGAACGTTTTACCATTGCTCTACCAGCGCCTACATTAGTAATTCTATTGTTATTATAGACTTTGTGTGGTTTTGCCATTTTATAGGCAATTTGTTTAAACTGATTGAAAGTTTTCATTGCAGATGCGCTCTCAATTGCCAAATGAATTTACCATGAGATTCCATTAAATCTTGAACTAAATTAGCAGTTGCATATGACTTTTGTGCTTCTGCTTCTTCAGAAATTTCACTCATCATTTCACAAAACTTTTCATTATTTTCAAGAAGTTCCGAAAGCATTTTATCTGCTGTCGTAGAACTTGCCGCTTCCTGAATTTGCGTCACTTCAAGCATCCTCGAAAGAGAACTTAAAGGTTTTACATTCAAGTATCTCATATGTTCCGAGAGACGATCAATCTCCTCAAACATAGTTACATATTGACCACCAAAAAGTTGATGGAGTTGTGTAAAATCCGAACCTACTACATTCCAATGAAATGCCCAAGTTTTATGGAATAATACAAAAAGCGATGACTGAGCATCACTTAAAAGTTTATAAAGTTTTTCCATTATACTTCTTTTTTGAAGTATTTATGTAAATGGGCGATACTGGATTCGAACCAGTGACCATCTCCGTGTAAAGGAGGCACTCTACCGCTGAGTTAATCGCCCTTAAAATTAATTAAGTAAAAATTGAGTAATACAAAATCTACCAAGTTTTTTATTTAAATTTTCATCATTCATTGAAATTTTTTCAACTGAATGAGTTATCATAGAGGGAAATATTAAACATTTGTTATTTTCAATTTCTATAGTTATTTCATCACCACCATAAAATAAAGAAACATTTCCACCTTCAAATTGTTTTGGAGATTTAAAAAACCAAGTTAAACATGTAGATATTGCATTATCTGTATGTGGTTTGTAATAGTCTCCATTTTCATAATACGAAATTAAAGTTGTATCCCTTTTACATTCAAATTGATTGAAAAACCAAGAATTTGATGATCCAAAAATATCATCATAATAATTAAAAATTTTTCTATTAACAGTAAGAATATTTGACAACTTTCTTTCTGTATAAGTTGATTCCAAAAATAAACAGTTATTCTGTTTTAGAACTTCACCATCGGGAGTTAACGCAGATGACGATTCAATTGGTTCTAAAAATTTTTCAGGATAACATAAAAAATTTAATTCTTCCCAAATAAGATTTAATTCTTGTTCATCATATAAATTTTTTATCACTATAAAAGGAAATGAATCATTAAAATGGCATATATCCATTAGTCAATATCATAACAATTTTTGGTATTTATAATACCAACTCCACAACCTGGATTCGAACCAGGGACCAAGTGATTAACAGTCACCGACTCTACCGCTGAGCTATTGTGGAATAATGTTACCGCTGATCGGGAATCGAACCCGAACTCCAAGTGCATTGTCTGCCTGTCCTGTCCACTAGACTATCAACGGTATTTGATGGGGCAAGTGTGATATACCTCATAAGGATATACCAGGGACTTACCCTCTGTTTGCTACGTCATTCTGGTTTATCTTTCCAGAGCAAATAGCAAGAGCGGAGTATCGGAATCGAACCGACGACATCTAACTTGGAAGGATAGCGTTCTACCGCTGAACTAACTCCGCTTATGAGACAATCTTACCATATCTTGGTTTGATTGTCAAGCGACTCAAGTAGGACTCGAACCTACGACCGACTGCTTAGAAGGCAGTTGCTCTATCCATCTGAGCTATTGAGTCATGAGACAATCATACCAGACTTGGATTTGATTGTCAAGTGGGCAGGGAGGGATTTGGACTTATATTGCAAGTTCACCTGCATGAACTAAACGATGGCAGTTAGAGCAAAGTAAAGCACATTTATTTGCTTCCTCTACAAGTCTATCCCATCCCCACCTGTCACATTCTAACTGGATTTCTTTTTTAGAGGGGTCTAAATGATGAAAGTCAAATACAGAATAATGACCTTTGTATCCACAAGACTGACATCCGCCGCCGTGACGTTGAATAAGTTTTAACTTTTTCTCAACACCTTTTTGAACTTGATATTTTGAGAAACATTTTTTACACAAATGAGCACGAGAACTCTTGTATTGATTTGTTTCATCAAGTTCAACTTGGCAGGACTTGCAGTTCATATGTTTATGTTTAAAGAAGTATTTAGTAAACATAAATCTTTAAACATAATGGGTAGAGTTGGATTTGAACCAACGTAGGTATAAACCAGAAGTTTTACAGACTCCTTCCATTAACCACTCGGACACCTACCCGAGCCCTCCCTGTTTGTGCTTCTATGAGAGGCATGGGAGGGGTGGGACTTAAGCGAGGTTTGGACCCCCGTTGCCCATGAGAATACTATAGATGGAGAGGGAGCATCTGTCAAGCCCCCTCTACCTATTTAATTTTTCAAACTTCTACCGTGATCAGTCGGTTAGCATATTCATGAGCATAAGATGTACGAGCACCATGAATGCCCCAACCAATCCAACTATACGCATAGTCCATGTAACGATCGATAGACTTTCCAGGAGTTTTCATTCTATCGGCAATTCGTTTCCATTGAACCTCAGTCGTTAGATAACCAAGTTGCGTTTGAAGAGATGATGGATTTCCACCAAATCTCTTAGCAAAATCACCCAATCCATAATAACGATCGGCAGATGTCCATTGGATCAGACCATAACCACGTCCGCAGTGATGGTACTGAGTCCTACTACCACCTTCACAAATATTAGGCACGAACATAGATTCCTGCTTAATATTGCCCAGGATAGTAGCGAGGGCGTTTCTGTCTTTAATTCCTTGCTCTTGAAAATAATCCAGAGCAAGTGATTCATGTTCTGAACACCCTTTACAAATTAGCCTTTTCTCTTTTGTCTTTGGAATTGCAACCTCTCGGATTGCTGTCGTCTCTGGTTCAAACTCTTTGATAATTGTGTAAGGTTTTTCTTCCACTAGGGGAGGTGGACCTTGCAGTTTATAACTAGAGAATGGCAGTGTTGCCGTATTGGTTGTAACCATCGCTACGAGAGGAACGGCTACAGTAAAGAAGTTAAGCATTAAAATTAATTGAACTCTACATCCTAATAGAGAAAGCGCACTTCCCTCTTCTCAGAGGGCAATCTCCTAGGCTCTAAATGTCACATCAATGACTCATTATGAAAAAACCCACTTTTTGGGTGGGTTCCTTGCATATTAAGTTACTATTTAGAATTTGTCAATTGGTTGGATTACCGAACATCGATTTCTTGATCTCCAAATCCATCTTCTCTTTCTAAACAAAGATAATCCAATTCATTTTTTCCTTCTGGAAGATTAATCCATTCATTAAATTCCTCAGCAATTGCAACAGCATTTAATTGCTGTTCCATATTTCCCGTATCTGCAAGATAATGGATCCTATCGATAGACCAATCTCGAATTTGAACTACAGGATCAATCGTTTTTTCCATAATAATCTTTTCGGAAGTATCGGCTAAGGATGTTGGAATTGTAGTACCTTGGAGTTCCGTTGTCAAGTGATTCCGTAAGAACATTGTTGAAGAAGAGTTGTCTTGTCTCTTCAAAGTTAGTTTTTCCTTTTGTCTTGTGTAATGAGATAATAGTGCGCGTAAAATTCTCCTTACCATACTTTTCTACATCTTCTTTGAGTTCTGGACATGATCCGTAATATTTTTTCCAATCAGATTCTGATTTAACTTTTCTAGATTTTCCCTTCGGTGTGCGGAAACTCCAGAAATATTTTCTGCCAATATAGTCCCTACCAGTTGCAGTGCAGTGAATGTGATAAACAAAACCAAAATAATCTTGAATATCAACCGAAAGAAACACCTTTCCATTATAAGTCCAAGGGTTTTCATAGTCAATATCTATATTCATCAATTATATCAAGAACTTCGTTCAGATATTTATTGGTAATTCCTTTCATGTCCATTTCTGGTCTGATGTGTTCTTTATAAAGTTTATCTTTTAATTTTAAAATACGAACTTTCAATTCGTCTTTAGTAAGTTGATTTTTAGGCATAAAAAAATGTAACTAGTAATACTTATAAAAAAAGAGACCTCATAGAGGTCCCTTTGTTTTCAATCTGAAATATTATCAGATAGTCTCAACAATATCATTTACCTGCTCTTTTTTTTCTTGCAGCATCTCTTTCTGCTTTTGCTCTCTCAATTGCAGTCTTTTTACCACCTTCTCCATAATAATTATAAAGAACTCTTCTATCAGATTTTTTCTCTGCAGAGGTTCTTTCTGGTGACTTAGTAGCAGCAGAATTTCTCGAAACTGATGATTTTGTGCTCATACGAACATCTGGATCTGCAGAGGTTCCAATCTTCTCTGGATTGCGACGATGCCAACCAGATTCTGCAATTTCCTCAACTGCTTCTGGTTCAAGATATACCATAATTGATTCCGCATCTTCAAGGTCTTCTGCGTATCCTTCTACACAGAGAAACTCAAGAACTAAATCGTAAATATCAAAAGACTCGTCGCCCATATTGAGCTGCTTTCTCTCATTAGGAGTTAAAACACCTCTTTGTGCTCCTCTTGCTTTTTGCTTTGCCTTTACCTCAGGATCATCAGACTTGTGAGCATAACCATGAAGACCAGGTGAAGATGAAGTGGTCTTACGGAAATCGCCTCTCTGCTTTCTAGCAAGATCTTGTCTCTGCTTTGTTTTATTAGAATCACCGTAAGTTGGTTTATTTTCTAATTCAGTCGCTCTATCTGCTGCTTTACCACCACCAGTTGATTTAGCAATCTTCTGACGAATTGCGGGTTCATCAAGACCACGCTTTGCCATTGCAGTTGCTTCATCAACTTCTTGAGTGGAATAAATTCCAGAATATGCTTCTAAAATATCTTTGAAATTATTAGAATTCATTTTTTTATTTGATTCTTTTATGTATTTATAAAAAAAACCCCTCCAGAGGAGAGGCGAATATTTAACATTTTAGTTCAAAGTTTAAACCCACTAAACGTGTCTTTTTTAACATCTTGTTTAATTCCACCAACTACATATGATTCAACTTCAGTTTCCTGAGGAGCAACCTGAAGACCCTTAGAAGAGATCCAGTGCTGAGTCCAAGGAAGTGGATTATTATTTGCAGAAATATCATATTGTGGTTTTAGACCGATTGATTTAAGTCTTCTATTAGCAATCCACTCAACATATTGTTGAAGAAGTTTATCGTTAAGTCCAATCATGCTTCCATCTTTGAACAGATAATCTGCCCAACGCTTTTCTTCATTTACAGCACGATCGAACATTTTATATGTCCATTCCTCTTCTTCTTTCATAATTTGTTTCATTTCGGCATCATCACCATCACGCCATTTATTCAAAATATTTTGCGTAATTGCTAAATGTTGATTTTCATCTCTTGCAATAAGAGAGATAATTTTAGCAGATCCTTCCATAAGTTTAAGTTCACCAAAGGCAAAACTACAAGCAAAGCTTACATAGAAGCGAATACCTTCAAGAATATTGACGTTTGCAATTGCTCTATAAAGTTTTCTTTTAACATCATTGAGAGATTCTTTTGCGTATGAAACTCCTTCAAGATTATGCAACCAAGTATCAGATACACCATACTGCTGTGCAGATTGAATGAACTCATCATATGACTCTGTAACGCTTCTAGCACGTTCTAGAATGCGTTCATCCTTGATAATAGTATCAAACACTTCACTTGGGTCAGAATAAACATTTTTAATAATATATGTGTAGGAACGTGAGTGGATCATTTCCATAAATCCCCACACTTCCATACACGCTTCTAATTCGGGAATAGAGCAATATGGAATAAACGCCATACCAGGTCCACGCCCCTGAACAGAATCAAGCATAATCTGATACTTCAGATTGGAAGTATAAATGTGCTTCTGCTCAGGACGTAGTGTTTGATAATCTCCACGATCCTTCTGGAGAGATACCTCTTCAGGTCTCCAGAAGTAACCAAGTTGTTGAGTGGTCAATTTATCAAAGACTGGGTATTTGTATGAATCGTATCTCTGAATACCCAAAGGTTTTCCAAAAAACATTGGTTGCTTTTTGGAATCTACCTTATCCGTATTAAATACGGTCATTCCTTTGATATTAGTAGTTTCTTCTACCGAAGAAGTTTTGAAATCAAACTGCGCAGGATTCACACTCTCCCTCCTCTGCTGAACTTAACTCACACATCCTATTTAACTCTCCAAGATATTTGGTTTTCATCATACTCCAAGATTATGGTTTTGTCCATCCTTTGCAGGATTTTGCCCTTCCAGTAAGGACATTATGCATATTACCAGGATTTAATCCATTTGCTTTACAAAATCCAACAAGGTTATAAATTTCTAAAACTTTTCCTTCTGGATTTCTCAACCTAACAGTTTTTGAATTTCTTTTAGAATTTTGCAAATTCAACTCTTTCTTTTTCTTTGTTACTTCATCTGGATGCAAAACACTATATCCTTTATGTTGTAAAAGTTCTCCAATATAAACCAACCTCAAACAAGCGGGATTTAAATTATTTTTTCTTGCAAATGTGGTATAACAATTTATAGTGATTTGTTTTCCAGACGGATCATAAAATACTTTATCCTCATACCTATCTTCCCAAGATTTCCCCAAAAGTTCTTCAACTTGTTTTGGTCCAATTGTGCTCCATCCTTGATATTGTATTTGATTGCCATTTCCAACTTGTATCATAGAATGATAAGAGAAGTTGTTTTTCTTGCAAAATAAACGCAGATCATCAACTACAACTTTATTTCCATCAGGATCAAAAAACTCATAGGTTTTACAGTTTTTCTTTCGTTGCTCTTCTCTAAATTTTTTTAGTTTTTCTTCGTCCCAAGACATAAAACCTCTGGCATTTTTATTTGAATGCCATTTTTCTTTTGAGTTTTTAGACCACTCTTCTGGTGTCCAACCAAATATTCCAATCTTTTGGTCTCTACATTTTTTGCCTGCTTTTTTAACAACTTCTAAATCGAGATGATTTAATCCACCAGCATTTTTGTTGATACACTTATCCTTACCAAATTTTTCCCATCCTTCTTGTATCATTTTATATTCTTTTTTTCTCAAATCTTGGATGGAAATATCAGTGCTTTCAAATAAGATATGTTTTTCTTTTTCCATCTCCCAGAAATGTCTAATGGTCTTTCCAGGAGAACCCCAATAATTTACATCTTCATTTGCAGGAACTTTTGATTTGCGAGAACCAATATAAAATCTTCTGTCTTCAAATTTAATTATGTAAAGATAATAATAATTCATAACTCCACTTGTATCCTTTACAGTGCCTAAATTTTCCTTCGCAAGTGTATTTGATATTAGAAGGACTTGTCTTTACAAATTGTGCTGCGTCGGCAAAAGATTGGAACTCTCTTAAAAAGTTTCCTTCAATATCATACTGAAATACTTTGGTTCTTTTTACATTTGGATTATTTTTGAGTGTTTGAGATGTTTTACTTTTACTCTCTTCTTTGTGCGATTTTCCAGCAAATCCACAAGGAGATGGTTGTCCTTTTCTCATTTTACTCCAGTTCTTCTTTTGTTCCTCTGTATGTGTTTGATTATAGAATGGATTTTCTTCCCCAAGAAATTTACCTTTTCGTTTTAATGATAAAAGTTCCTTTGTTTCTTGTGTATGAGAATATCCAAGGATTCCACCATCACCGCCAAGAGTTTGATTATATTCTGGTTTTAATGAAGAAATCCAGAATATTTCTCTATTACCTAAATCATTTTTACATATTTCAATTTCTTCAATAACAAAATTTTCTTTTCCATATTTTCTAATTGCTCTGTGAAAATAAGTTGCAGAATCTCTTTTAAGTGCATCATAACAATGATTATAAAATCTTGTTGATAAAGATTTTATAGTTTTACCAACATAGAATTTTCCATTCAGTTTATTTGTTATTTTATAAATGCGACCTTCCATAAGATAAAATAAAAACCTATTACTATTTATAATAATAGGTTTTTACACTTTCGTCAAATTTTACAACTT